TTATGGAATAATCCGCCTTGTGGAACCTATAATATTGCCCCGTCCCTGTCGTCTGCCATGCGGCAGTTAAGGGAAGGGGCATCAAGATTGCAGCCTGAGTTTTCGGCTCTATCAATATATTCGAAAGCATCTTTCTATCCCAACCTTGTCCAGTTCGGAATAGCAATAACCGGTCAGTAACTATCCTCTGCTCAACCGTATCAACCAACACCGACAACACATCTGCCACACTATACCCCCCCCGCCTGTTGTGTACTCTCTAGCATCTGGTGAAATATCTCCTTGAGCAAACCCTCAATACTGGTAGAGCCGTTCCCCGTCTTCACCGTTATATTGTACTTCCCCTTTCGGTAGTTATTATATTCTACTGGGGTTATACCTACCCTTCCTTTATCCCCTCCGCCGAGGATATACCGTTTCGTGTCCTCCCTGATTGCCTTCAACTGTTGTGTCGTTTCATTCGTGTTCGAGGCTATCTCATCTATTGGTTCCTCCCAGAACTGCCCATACTTGGAAGGGTCAGTAGCGGGGGGTGTTATAAACTTCCCTGCCGCCATCGATTTCTCCAACTTCTTATAATTATCATCGGCGGATTTTCCCAACGGAGCAAACGCCCCTCCCATTGTTCCCGGCATATCACTCCCAAAAGTAAAGAACTTTATTTTCTTGGAATAATCCGTGCCAGCAATCGCATCAATTATTTTGGCGGCAATTACCAACCCTACGATAAGGTAATTCAACATCGTCTGCAACGGCATAATGAATGCCCATTTTACCGTCGCCAATAACACCGTCCCGAATAATTTTAAAGTCATAAACAACCCTAAGGCTATGCCCTCCAATACCGCGAATATGGCAGGTAGGCGGTCTATCACAGTCATAATCCAGGAGACCATCCGCATCACTCCTTCCTTACCCCCGATAATCTTGTAGAGGTTAGCAACCGTCGTTCCTATTAACTCCCCAATTCCTGCCCCCGTCCCAATTAAACCTCTCAATATCTCCAACACATCCGCTATAATCGGCTTAATGTAGGGCATAATCGAGAACCCTACACTCTCAAGGAACTTGTCCCAAGCATCCTCAATATTTATTATGGCGAGTGCCATGCTGTCCTTAAAAGCCGTCGCGGCTCCCTTAAACTTTTTCCTGGCAATCGCCTCCAAAGCCGTAAGCTGCTCATCAATCGAACCCCCAGGTGTCTGCCCCTTAAACTCAATACCCTGTGCCTGAAAGTCCTTCTTGGAAATTCCCAACTTCGCTAACGCCTTAATCGTTCTCCCGTCCAAACCCTTCATGGCTATCCGTTCCATTAAGGAAGCGAAAAGCCCCGCTTTCTCCGCACTACCTCCAAACGCACCCCCTACCATCGAAATCACAGGGAGCCAATGCTGCGAGGAAAGCCCCATCAATTCAATCGTCGTCGCCATGTCGACCATATCCTTCTTATGGAGCATTGAAAACGGAGCGAAATCCTCTATCCATTGCACTTTGCTTTCCGCATCAACCGCCGTCATTCCTATTGCCTCGAAGGTCAGCCTCCACGTTTCCATCTCGGTCGCCGCCTCTAAAGCCTTCGTACCCAACTCCACCAAGGTTTCGACCAATTTCTTAAATATATCAAAGACTGCCTTCGCGATTTTCTCAATAGCTGTAAAGGCGATTACCGCCGCGGTAACCGCCAAAGCTACGGGTCCCAACCCCTTCAAAGCACCGAGCGACCCCATTAAGCCACTCGCTCCACCTATCCCCTCACTCTCTCCCATTCCTGCGGATTTCGTAATCCCTCCACCCGCTCCCAATCCTTTCTCCAACTGTTTCTGTAAATCAGAAACGTGCTTCTTGGTATCTTGGGATTTCTTGCCAATTTTCTCCACAGGCTGCGAAACATTGTCTACGGCAGTAAAGCGTATTTTTAAGTCTTCAGTCGCCATCTAGCCCCCCTTACTCGGGTACTTTTCCTCATGCTCATCTTGCTCCACCAATTTCTTGGCAAGGTACTCCCTACAATAGCCCCATTGCTCATCGGTCAACTCATCAGGATGCAAGTGGTATATCTCTGCGGAGATGGTCATGTAATTCCGCCTTAACACATCTCCGCTTAATCGTTTTTTGCTTCCTCTATCTCCGCACTCTCACTAATGGTAGAGGTCACCTCGAAAGCGATATTTATTTTACTAAGGATTTCCTCCGCTATATTTCCACACTCATGGCAGAATTGGAGGCATTGCATCTGTGTCGCGGCGGGAACCAACATCTCTGCCATTACCCCTATCGACAGGAGGGCTGCCCTGTCCGTTTCGTTCACCTCATCAAGGTAAGGCTTCCATTGTTTCGGCGGGCTTTTAATACAGATATCGGCAAACTTATTTGCCCGTCTAGCCAACCGATTTCTCTCGATTGCGTCCTTCACCTTCTTAACGACTAATTTACGCCCCGAGGACAGCTCGAACTCCACTGTATCCCCTGTTTTCTCCGTCTGTGCTATTATCTCAGCAATTAAAGGATTGCCGAGAGGCTCCGTATTCTCCAACTCCATACCTACCCCCTATTTAACTTAATGCTCCATACCCTGCTATCGTCACATCATAGGCTTGCAATCCCTTCCCTACTTTATGAGCACAGGTCGTAATCAAACCTACCCCTGTATAGGACTTGCCAGCCGAAGTAGTGAACACAATCGAAATGTTCTGTGCCGTCGTTGCCCCTGCGGATGTACCCGTCCTACGGGCGGCATTGATTGCCCTATTCATAACACTTCGGGCGAGTGTCGTGTTACAGAAGAAATTTCCAGTAAGCGTCCACTTGCTTCCCGTCGGGTATGCTATCTCAAACTCATCAGCAACCCCCGAAGCTTCCTCTGTTTCTACCTCCACCGTCATAGAGGCATCCGATAAATCTCCGAAATATTCCAACGTCGGGTCAGCCACAAACGGGCTATCCGTCATTGTAAACAGGGTTACATTCAGCCCTGTATACCTCTCAAACTCATTCGCCATAATACCTACCCCCTACCTCAAATAATCTATGCTAAGGCTAAAGGTGTTGTACCCTTCGCCGAAAGGCTATAGGTCTGAACACCTTTGGATATTTTATGAGCCACACTCGTGATAAGCACACTTCCTGTGTATGTCCCTGCTCCCGTCGTCACCGTAATGGCTACCGCCGCCCCTGCCACACAGGATGCCATAACAGTCGTTGAGTGGGAATAACTTACGGATAAGTTCCCACTCAACTCCCAGTTTTTCTTGGTGTATACCGGCTTGCCCCATATATCACCAACTCCTTTGCCATCCTCATTGTTGTTATTCAACGTAATAGAGGCATCTGTTAAATCGCCGAGATAAACAGCACCCCCAATCGTGAACACCGTCACATTTAGCCCTGTCTTACGCTCAAATGCCATGTCCTACCTCCTTACCCCTAACGTCCTTATACGAATTTTCAATCTGCTCAATATCAACAGGGGGGTACAATTCCGAAACGTGTTCCGCTGGAACATCCTCGGGAACCTTCACTACCTTCGGTATTTTCTCCCTCTCTGCTATAATCGCTGCCGCGTTTGGATTAACTACTTCAACCATTCAATCTACCCCTCCCTCCACTACGTAAACTCGAAAACGAGGCGTGTCGAGCATAATGGAAATATCTCAATCCTACCTCTCTCCAAAAGCCTCGCCTTCTCATTTTCGTTGTCCCTTGCCGAGCGAGTACCCATTGGGCATAATCAATCTTAAACCCATACTCATAATGCTCTCCCTCCTTATCACGGGATTGCATTAAATACTGCGAGGCTACCAACCGCCCTGTCTGCTTATTTATCGGAAGGAGGTTCGCCTTTCCACCCTTCCCTAATATCCGCTTTATGGCTCTCGTTACGGCTTGCTTCCGAGGCTTCGCACTGTCCCGCTTCAACCATAACGCCGCGGCATAAGGATGTCCCATCTGCCTCAACTGCCGTGTCTTAATCGTTCCGTGTAAAAGCCTCTGCGTATCCCTAACCGTTTCATTCACTAATCGGTGGAATATTTCTGAAACATCCCTTCTTAATATCTTAGGCTGTGCCTTCATGAAAAGCACTAGTTTTTCGAGTTCTTGCTCACCGCTTAACCGCATACTCCACTTATCCCCGATACCCCTCTAGAAATCAATCCTCAGCCCCTTAATGCCTATACTAGCCAACACCCTCCACCCCTTAGAGTTCAGGCATAATCGTCAGGATATTCATTCCTACCCTCACGGCATAAATAGGCTCGGCACTTTCTACCGTCGTATCACTATCAAACTCAACAATACCCGGCTCACGTAAGTACCCTGAAAAGGTAGTGGCGGTATATAACTGAGCCAAGATTGCATTCGCCAAAGTCACCTTAGCTGCCTGTAATGTTCCCGTCGTGGGTTTGTGCGAAAGCACCGTCAATTCATATTTGAACCACATCCCAATCTGGGCAACAGCTACCCCTTCAATCTCTTGGGTCGGCTCTAAACTCGATAAGGAAATAAACCCTATAGGCAACTCCAAACCATTATTCGGAGTGTACGGGTCATCATCATATATCTTGGTAAGGGTCGGGACTGCCGTCAAGAGAGCCGTCTTCAATGCCGTCCGTAAAGTCGTGTCAACAATCGTAAAGGTTGCCATTCCCTACTCCCCAAACTGCAATTCGTCTAAAGCTACCATCAGGTGGTCAGTTCCCATACCCCCATTGTAAACCCTGGGCGGGGCTGCAACGGTGAAACATCTATCCCTATTATTCGTGCTAATCACCGCCGTAGGAGTGGTTCCCGTCAAGCTCGATGTAACTATCATATCCCACACATTCACACCTACCAACGTGCCAGCGAAAGTTATCGTGTAAACATACGGGCTTGCCGCCCCTGCCCGTGTCACCCCTACCCCCGAAGCCCCGATTGTGGTCAATGCCCGTAATGCGGTTTGCACCGTCGCGGCAGTTGTCGGAATAGCATCGGAATGAGCTATATTCCCTGTGGTCTGCCCCTCATAAGTCAGGGTGAATGCACCTCCACTCGCTCCCGCTAAAGTCAGTGTGACAACCTCCGTCACTCCCTCACTACCCCGCAACCTTACCCTGTTCCCTACTTTCCATAAATCCAACGTGCTCACTTCTGCATGGAAGGAATGCGGTCGGCTTAATTCAACCCCCCAATTTCGCACGGCGGCATCAAACGTCTTGGGAGTAAGCAACCCGCTCACGACTGTTCCGACACTTGCGAAAACAGGCACTATCGGTGTTAATTCACTGTTTAGTGTCTGTGTTGCGGAATATACGACTACTGTGTGCGGAGTTATCCTTAACATCATAAACTCGCTTTTTGGAACTTCAATACCACCTTGCGGTATTCCTCATTCCAAGTCGATAATTGGCTCGTCCCTTCAGAATATCGGTACGATACATCTCCCTCTGTTTCCGCTATCACACCCCCACGAGTTACCGCCGTGTGGCACAAGGAAGCCCCTTTCCTCAATATCGCTTGGAACACATCCATCGGTAAATCTGAAGTATATCCCCATCTCCCATTGACACTAATGCAGCGAGGTAACCCCGTCACAAACCAGGAAAATTTTATTGCCTCAATCGGGCAACCCAAACTCGCATAATTCGCTGGCTCTAAATAATAGGTGGCATCCTTTACCATCGTTGCTCCACCCACTACCACCGTCGGCTCGGAAATCAAACCACCCTGTAAATCAAGCCAATAATCAACAGGAGCATCAAAGTACCGAGTTGTCAAAGCTGCGTCCGCTGCGACATAAAACGGCAGGTATCCGGTATCACTTTCCCAACTCTGCCAGGCAGCCTTGTAGATGTCCGTCAAGCTGGTCGGCATGGTACTCCCTACTGCCAACACCTTCGCATCGATTAGGAATTGTAATATCTGAGCATCAGTCGGATATACGGTGGCTGCCATTCTACTTCCCCTTTGTCTGCTTTCCTACCTTCGGCTCTATTCGTGTTTCGTCAGGCTCCAACTTCGCCCGGTGCTCCTTCGGAACCACCGAAGCGATAAAGTCCACATGGGTGGAAAGGTTACGGATATTAGTTACGATTTCCTGTCCATCCTCCAACCTTACCACTACGGATTGGTACTCCACAGGGCGTTTGGTATCAGGGGGTTGTAATACCCGACATCTCAACAATACGTCTTCCATTCCTACTCCTTACTCCATAACAGGGGAGAGGCGGAGCCTCCCCTCCCCCCTTATGGCATCCCAGTCACCCGGAAGTGTTTTATACGTTCGCGACCACTACGTTGCAACCCATCCCTGTCCAGCTATCAGCTGCGGTATCCGTTGTGCCGTTCTTTGGAACCATCGGTACGGCAACCCCCGACTGAGTAAACTCAGGAACAGAGCCATCAACCCCATAAAGCTCTACAATCAACCCTTTCAGGACAACCGTATTGCTAGTTATGGTCACCGCCTGATAGAACCTCTTGGCAGGTCGGTGTATGTCAATAAGAGATATCTGCCCCGTCACACCTGCCGCTGTTGCGACGGTATGGACTAAGGAAGCCCCCGTAGTGGCGACATAACTTCCTCCTGAGGTTGCACATCCCTGTAAGGAGCAAGTCACCGTATACGCATTCGTTCCCGCTCCAAAGAGCCAAATGAAACGTGCTCCCGAATAACCTGCGAGGTCAACATATTCGGAAGTGTAAGTCGCGGCTGTACCCGCGTGGTTGTAGCTAGTACCGTCTATTTTTAACGGTAGTGTCTTCGTAATCGATGATAATTGTGTACTCATATTTATCTCCTGTATTACTCGCGATAACTCAACCCTTAGCTAGGGGTCTTGCCAGCAAGTATCCTCCATTCCTCTGCGGCTGCTCCACCAACTCGGTAGCGAACCAACACGCACTTTTGGTTAGTTTCAGCGTAAACCTCATTCAATACTTGGACGGATACGCCCAAGCGGCGAACGAAATAATAGCCTTTGAAGTCGCCAAAGTACACAGGGAAGGTGTTAGCTCCCATGTTGGGCATGAGTGCGGAGATAATGGACGGGAAGCCCATTAACTGCCTCCATCCATCTCTGGCTTGGCTCATATCGTACAAACCTCCACCAAAGTAAGGTCTGTTTTGAGTGTCCTTAATCTGGAAGATTTTCAGCCCTGCATTCGCCAAATTGAACAGGAACTTCGCATTTGCTTGGTATTGTTCAGGCAACTTGAAAGGCATCTCTTCAATCAAGGCAGTAATCGCGGAACTCGCCCCAATCGCGGTGGACTTAATCAACCCAAAGGAAGCGGTATCAACCGTTGAGTTAGTTGAGGCTACCAACCCTCTGGGCTGGTTCGCAGGAGAGGTGACAGCACCCTGTCCGTTGATAATCATATCCTCATCAAGCAACCCCATAAACTCGCTGATTTTGCCGTTTATCCATCCCAATACATCTATTGAGGCATCCTCAATGAAATCATTGGAGAGAGGCATCGAAGCCATACAAGTATAAACAGGAATTTCAGCCATTCCGAACACTGGCTCTGTTACTCGGTGGGCAGTGCTAGAGGTAGGAACTTCCCCTGTCCAACTCGCTCTCATGCCCGTCGAGTAAATATTGTCAGTCGTGTAATTCACCTTCGGAATATGCAATACATCCCTGTTACAATTCACAGTCGTCACCTGAGCTGGCAACGAGGTCGGAGCAGGGGCTTTGGATAAAATGGACTGTAAATCCATCGGAGGCACTAAGAAACCTCCACCGGTATCCAAACCTTCCGTTAGTGCCTTCTGCTCTGCATCAGGCAATCTCCTTTCCTGACCACCTACTTCAATATAGTGGCGGAAAGCATCACGGTACTGCACCGTATTAATGGCTTGGAACTGCTTTACCTTCATAAAGCCAGCACCGTCATCATGCTCCATAGCACCCGTAGACAGGTCAATCTGCGTGGTTCCTGCGTTCACATTCCCCAATACCTGTGTACCGCCCGTAGCATGCCGCATTTTCTGCTCAGGTGTTTCTACCATCCCAGTAATTGCGGAAGTGTTCCCCTCCAACGACTTGAGTTGTTCCGCCCGTACACGGATTACCTCCAACTCACTATTTAATGCGGTAAGTTCTAAGACTTCCGCATCTCCTAAACTCTCTTTGGCGAGAATAACATTCGCTCGCCCTGTCTTGGTTTCGGCTTCTGCCAATAAACCACGTAAAGCTTCCGTCATTTTAGTTCTCCTAATCCTATTCCATTCAATGCCAATCTGGTGCGTTGAAGGTCAGCAACGAGGTGCTTTATGGCTTCCCCTTGTTCCTTATCCTTCGGAGCACACTTGTCGAGTAAAGACTTCAACTCGCTCACAGCAGTTATAATACTGTCATGGGCGGCTAATAGTCGGTTGTGATTTTCAGTACTCAACTCCCTACCTTCCTTAAGGCGGAGGGTTGTTACCTTCCTTACTCTGACAGCGAAATCCTCAACTGCGTCACGCACAGCATCGGTATGCTCGGCAAACTTGTACCCGGCAGGCAGGTTCGATTTTACCGCCACGATGGCTGCCAATTCATTCGCGGGAATGGTCACGGGTGAAACATCATAAACCTTCAACCGTTTTAAAGCTCTACCCCATAATACCGCTCCCTCTAACTCGTCGGGGTCTAAATCCCCTCCTAGAAAACTTATAATATTGGCAGGTGTAATTGCCTCGTCCTCCACCGTGTGGAACCCGATGGATAATTTCTTAATCACACCCCCCAGCATGAGCTTGCGTACATCCTCCCCTACTCGCGTATCTACTATCGTGCCTCTCACGAATAATCCGACACTATCCTCATGGGCTTCGATAGGCTTCCCGATGGGGTCATTCCAATTATGCTGCCAACAGATTGCCCCATTCTCCATAAACCAATCTAAGTCCGCGTTAAAGGCTCCGGGCATCACGATATCCCCATAGGAGTCAATATTGCCAAATACAGAGGCATACCCCGAGAACTCACCGCTCTCGGCTAAAGCCTTCGTATCCGTCAACTGAAAAGGAAAGTCTTTTGTTCTAAATTCTCCGTTATCCATATCTACCCCCAACCATGTTGCTAGGATACCCCTCCATTGTCAACCGTTGGTATCCCTCTTTAGTTTTATAGCGACCAATATCCCCAATTTCAATCCTCATCAGGTAATACCGCAACCTGTGCATCCTCGGTATCATCAGGCTGGAATGACGAAACGCCATCATCTCTGAGGAGATAACAGTTACAATTAAACAGGCAAGGCGTTTCATTCGTTCCCGGCATACACGGCAGAGTGTCCTGAGTATAAGGCGACATACTCTCAATATCGGGGCATTCCTCGCAATTATTCTCCCCTCCTAATATCCAATATATCAGGTGGTCACCGCTGTAAGCCACGAAGGTTTCGGATGAGGTTCCCCTTAATCTACCTCCATAGGTATCTATTCGGTTCAGGAGTAAATCTGTCATCAACGTCCCATCATCACGGAGATAAACCCCACCCCATAAATCCGCTTGGAACTGTTGGATGAACTCATTTTCAAGCCCCCCTATCACCTTTCCATAGGCGATGTCTAACTCTCCGAACAGGGCAGTATCTCCCGCCAATGTCCGTCCGAGATAAGCGGCTTCGGCGTGGAGAGTTTCGAGTAAGACTGTCGTTTCCTCCGCCCATAAAGCATCCGTCAACTCCCCGTTAATATACCGTTGCATCAAGGCACGTAATTCCTCTCTGCTACCCTGTCCAAACTCGTTCCAAATCTCTTGCGAAGGCGTCCCCTGAAACGTCGGAATTGCCATCTTTTGTAACCCTCTCCTGTCCGCTAAGAATTATTCGATACTCTACAGACACACTACCTACCCCGCCTAGAGTGTAATCACACCAACTCGTTCGCTAGTAAAGCGACGCATGAGAATTGAACTCAATTCGAAGGGATAATTGCTGTATCCTTACCGTTACTAAATTCCCGTTCTTTTTGCTTGCGAAGCCCCGCTAAATACTCCACATACCCTGCCCTTTGCAACAGGTAATTTACGCCCTTTTGGTTGGACGGAACCAGTCCTGCCAGAGGCGGCGGAGGCAATCCTGCACCCACTGGCAACCCTCCTTTTGGTGCGTAAATTTCGTCCTCTGGTGTCGTTTCAAACCCCATCGCTGCCCGAGCCTCGCTCCGCATGATTACCCCTCCACTGTACAGGTCAATATGCCTTTTTGCTTTCGCATCCTCGTCCTCTTGGAGGGCTGGCACTTTGGAATAATCTCTGCCTACCTGTAAACTTACCCCCCCTGCGAAGTCAGGAACGAGGAGGAATTTAGTCAGGCAATCATCGAATATTCGGCAGGAAGGCACGATAAAATTCTCCCATGCACACTCCTGAGCCTGTTCATAATTCGCATAGGTGCTCCTTTCCAAGCCACTCCCGAAATTGAGCACAATCGCAGGGATACCGAAAACTGCGGATACCCTTTCCTCTGGTATCCGCCTAATCTTATCAATCGCTAATTTCTCGGGGTTCTCCCCGAAAGTATTTACGTCAACGCTCCCACTTAATACTAATGCCTCCCCTCGGTGG